ATTACAGGCTTGTCTATGTCTTCGTATTTGGTTTGGCAAATGTTGCGTAGGATTTTCTGTATCTCTTTTTCCTGCGCTGCTTTGTCTTGGGTGCTTGAGCGTTGAGATAGAGAGTCTGCCCACGCCTTTAACGTACCCACAAGCATATCCAACAAACCCGAAGTCGCTGTGGTGTGCATCTCCGGGTGTTGCTGTAGCAGTGCCGCCAGTACCGTAGAACCTGAGCGGGGTAGACCTGATAGGAAGTATATTTTTTTCATTGTGCCTTCTTAGGTTATATTTTTTTCAATCGCAAACATTGATCTATTTGAAACGCTAACACTTAGCCACTCACTACCTGCTCCAACTTGCACGGGAGAAGAACGTGATATGGTGTCACCTAACCCCTGCTGGCCAAAATCGTTGTACCCCCAAGACCAAAGACTGCCGTCGTCTTTTAACGCTGAAACTGACGTACCTGCTCTAACGATAGTCCAATCTGTACCTGAACCTGATTGTATAGGGGAGGCCGGTGCATAAATACCGGCGGTGTTATCCCCGTAGACTCCGTCATCCGACCTGCCGACAACCCAAAGAGTGCCGTCGGTTCTAGTTGCTATAGAGAAATTATCCCCTGAAGAAACGCTATACCAAGTAGTCAAGGCCCCTACCTGTACCGGAGAAGATTTATAAACATAATCGCCTACTCCAAGCGTTCCGAAACCATTCGCCCCCCACCCCCATAAAGTGCCGTCGGTTTTCCTAGCCCAAACATTAGCCGTTATTCCACCCGTCCATCCTATTTCTGCCCAATTAGTTAGAGCACCTATCTGAACGGGGGAAGATTTGTTTATGGTACTGTTATTTCCCAACCGGCCTTTGTTTCCGTAACCCCAACCCCAAAGCGTACCATTGGTTTTTATGGCCAATACAGAGTCGCTTCCGCCGTAAACCCTAGCCCAATCAGTACTGGCTCCGACTTGTACGGGGGAAGAATAGTTAATCACGCTATTTTGTCCAAGCGCCCCATAAGTCGCGCCTTTACCCCAAGTCCATAAAGTACCGTCGGTTTTAACAGCAGAGGTGCTAGTTGAACTAATTGCTAAATGTGCCCAAGTAGTTAATGCGCCTACTTGTGTCGGAGAAGACCTGCCTATCGTATCGTTTTGTCCTAATGATCCGTAGGCGTTATACCCCATTAAATAAAGTTTACCGTCTCCCGTAATTACTCCGCTATGAAGTGTGTTTGTTTTTACCTCATTAGCTTGTGTGGAAGAGATTGGTATGAGGGTTTCGGTAATAGCTGTCTTTGAACTAGCATCGCCTATACCTAGCGCCCCAAAAAAATTTTGCCCCGCGCCATAGGTTATATACTGGATAATCCCAGTCCACGTCTCCGCGGCAACTGCCTGCGCCTGCTGAGTTGAGGTCCAAATACCTGAATATTGTTTCCATTGTTTAGGCATAAACTTTTCCTACTTTAAACCTAGCGTGTGTTTTGCACCGACAACCTTTTGCCAAGAGTCTGAACCTACCTGTACCGGAGACGATCTAAGCGTAACATCTCCAAGTCCTAACTCACCTGCATCATTGTCGCCCCACACCCACAAAGTACCGTCGGTTTTTATTGAGAAGGTATTATTTTCGCCTCGATTGACATACGACCAATTAGTTTCGGCGCCTACTTGAGTTGGAGAGGATACCCTCGCATAAAAACCGGAAGCGTTTAAACCTAACTCTCCTTTATCTCCCTGCCCCCACGCCCAGAGCGTACCGTCAGTCTTTATAACAACAGTATGATCTTCGCCTGTGCCTAAAGTATTCCAAGTAGTAAGCGCGCCTACCTGCACTGGAGAGGATCTATATACAAGATTATTTTGCCCTAATTGACCGGAGCTATTATTTCCCCACGTCCAAAGCGTGCCGTCCGTTTTTAACGCAAGTGTGTGGTTAAACCCACCTGCTACTTTACTCCAAGTAGTAAGCGCGCCGACCTGCACTGGAGAGGATGCGTATACAGTATTATTGTGGCCTAGTTGACCATTCGGATTGTAGCCCCAAGTCCAAAGAGTACCGTCTGTTTTTGTAGCTAAAGAATGATAGCCACCTGTAGCTATAGTCGCCCAATCTGTGTTTGCGCCTATTTGCACTGGGGAAGAAACATTGGCTATGGAACTATTACCCACACTGCCGTAAATATTAAGCCCCCATGCCCAAAGCGTGCCGTCAGTTTTTAACGCAAGTGTTTGGAATGCACCTATAGAAACATAACTCCAAGTATTTAAAGCCCCTACTTGTACGGGGGAAGAGGTGTACACAATGTTATTTTGGGCGAGTTGTCCATAATCGTTTCTACCCCAAGCCCATAAAGACCCCGTAGTGGTTATTGCTAATGACGAAGCAAAAAAAGACGCGCTTATCTCTTGCCAAACTACCTGTGATCCTATCTGTACTGGAGATGATCTATCTACTATATCCCCTTGTCCAGACCCGCCTTGGTTTCCGTCCCCCCAAGAATACAACCCAAAAGGAGTTTCGGGACCCACGGTCAACGGGTCAAAATAGGCTTGGATGAAACCACCCTTCCAACGATTGGACATATGTCAGTCCTCTTAGGCGTCGTCTATTTCTTCGTAGCTGATTGTGTAAGTAAGATCACTGGCTGTGCCACTGGTAACCACGATAGAGCGGTCTTCTTCCAGATAGATTCCAGTGTTCTTATCAACTGCGATAATCGACGCATCAGCAGGGACAGATACAGTAGAGATGATTGGGTAGCTAGTACCGCCATCTGCCGTACCGCCATCCGCAGTGTTGTAAGCCACAGTAGCGTCAGCGGCTGAAGAGCCATCGACGTTAGCTACGACAATCTGGTTAATCTTAAGAACTTTGCCACTGGCTGCTGTGTTAGCAAGCAAGACATTTTCTGTTGTATTTGCAGGCGTGGCGTAAGCCGTTTTGCCGTAAATACTTGTTACATCAACTATATTTGGGGCTGCCATTTTATTTCTCCTAACCGAAAACTATAGCCATAGCAATGGCTTTACCTGTTGATACACCTGCCGAACCGTACTCTAATGCAGTGCCTCCGGCGTTAACAATCAAAGCCTGCCCTGCTGTACCTAAAGTAGTTAGGTTTGTACCGCCATTGGCGATAGGCAGAGTGCCTGTAACATTAGCCGTCAAATCAACATAAGTAGTTGAAGTTGAACCTGTACCGCCATTAGCGATAGGCAGAGTGCCTGTAACCTGAGAAGTCAGATCGACGTTAGCCAGTGTACCACCAAGCGTGAGGTTACCAGAGCTTGTCACTGTGCCTGTCAGAGTAATGCCGTTAACTGTGCCAGTGCCGCCTACGCTTGTTACTGTACCTGTGCCCGCTTCTGTGGGGTTAGCGTTAAATACCGCAGCGCCTGCGCCCGCACCGTCTGTGACGACCATGACTTTAGAGCCGTTGGCCACGTTGACCGTAGCGCCTGAACCCTGCTTGATCGTAATGATCTGGCTGCCAGAAGTAGCGTTCTCAATGATCCACACTTTAGAGATTGTGTTTGGACCAAGAGTCACTTCACGAGTCGCTGTCAAAGACACAGCCGAAGTAATCTTTAAGTAGAACGAGCGGGTGTCGTCCGCAGTAGCATCCGGCATAGTGAAGGTTTCGTTGGCGTCTGCCGCCATTTCCTTCGTGCCGTAGCTAAAACCGTCTGTAATGAGCTCAAGGTTAGTGTTGGTACTGGTGCCCCAAGTGCCACTTTCATCGCCCGTGGCGATTTCTTTGAGCCGTAAGTTATTTACATAAGTAGCCATTTGGGCCTCCAGTTCTTAAACTAAGGTGCTGCCCCCGGCAGCAGGGACGCTTGTCGCGTAAATCTTTGTATTCTGTCGTAAGTTTAGGGCTTCACCGCAGTCTGAACAAGTATCTGCGGAAATCTCAGACGCATCAAGATCATAGCCACAATTTGCACAAACTACTTCGACTTCATGCTTGGGATCGATTGCGTTTTCTAATTTTACCGCCTCATTTACTGTTTTCATGCTGCTATCTTGCTCCAATTTGGTGTTTGATCCACGGGGACCTCTGTCCATCCTGTGCCGGGGTCTGGGACTATTCTGCCCCAGACTATTACATTACCTACCTCGCCTATAGCCTGCACTCCAGTTAAGTATACGTTTGCAGTGCCTGTTTCCTCGGTCTCGCCTAGCGCTGTAGTGCCTTGTACTCCCGTAACATCTACATTTAAAACTAGTTCTACGGTAACGCTACCAAGAGCAGACGTGGCTTCTAAGCCTGTAGCATCGAGTGAGGAATCACCGATTATCTCTACATTACCCGCTGTGCCTGTAGCAACTACGCCTGTGACGTTTATGGCTACAGTTGTTATCGGTCCTGCTGTGCCTAGCGCTGTTGTGCCTTCAACCCCTGTTACGGAGAATATTGCGTCTCCAGAGACTGTGGCATTACCTATTTGTCCTGTGGCCGCATTACCAAGTGCTTCTATAGCACCATCAGCGTTAACCGCAATATTGCCAAGAGCGGTCGTGGCTTCTACACCGGTCACCGATACGCCGGTGCCTTCTTGGACCGTGACCGAGCCTATTGCACCAGTTGCCGAAACCCCTAAAGATTCCCCCCAACTGCCTTGGCCCCAGACCCCGCGGCCCCAACCGCCCAGATTGACTGTGATGTCCCAACGGGTATATCCAACTTCGCCCGTGGCACTTAGCCCTGAAACCGAAACAATCGCACTTGCTTGTGCATCAGCGGTGCCTAGTCCGCTTGTTCCTTGCACACCAGTGACATTAACAACCGCTGTACCTGTTGTCGTTACCGATCCAACTGCCCCCGTAGCAAAAGGGATAGAAGGACTTACGTCCCATTCCCCGTCGCCCCAAGTGCTGTAGCCCCATCCACTTATGGGGACGATAACGTCAGCCATTACACTTTACTCTTAAGCGATACGGATAATCGCGTTGCTAGCATCTGCAGCAGGGAAGACAATAGTGAAGTCGCCCGCAGTAGAAGTCTTATCAGAGCCGAAGTCCAGAACTGCAACAGCCGGATTCGTTGCGCCATCAGCCAAGTAAATCAGGGCGCCACGAGCGGTGATCGTGGCTGTTGAAAAAGTCAAATCAGCAAAATCTAAGAACGCCGTTGTTCCACTAGATGTTGGGTTCGTTGAGATAGTCAACGTGCCACCACCTGCAGAATAGCCTGTTCCTGCAACTTCATTAGTAGCCGAATACGCAGTGGTAGTCGAATCAAGTGTAGCTGACGAAGTGTACAGAGCCAGTTTAAATACCTGAGACGTGCCACTACTAAAGTCGAAAGTGCCATCTAGGACGCCGACTTTGAACGATGTACACATAGCTTGTGTGATAGCCATTTTTGTTTCCTCTCTTAAATGTTACGGTCCGGGCGATTCCGATCTAATTGGCAGTCTAATCATGCCGTCTCTAAATTCATCTCGGCGGCGGCGACCTTGCTGCTCTATGCCAAGACCTTGAATTGCCTGCTTATAGCTGTTTTCAAAATACTGCAGCATATCAGTAGGGCCTTTCGTGTAGCTATATGCCTGTATGAGGCACGCATATAAAAGAGCTTCAGGGGCGTTATCGCTAATCCAAGTTGTCGTGTTGGAAGAGGATAGCTGCTGAGGCTTGTATATGTATCCTAACTGAACTGCGTAACTGGCGTCTGGTGTAGGCGCAATGTAAAACGTGTTCTGGTCCCACACAGAATAATACTTGGGTGTTCCTGTTTCTGAGTAGTCAGGCCAATACTCTTTCATGAAAGAGGTATCCCTAAACTCCAAAAAGGTCTGGTCTCCACTCAACGTCGCCATTATGTAGCGATGTGTCAGAATATCGCTTGGCGCAACCAAGAACCTGTTGCCAGAAGTCATGTTTGCAGTGGCTTCGACCTTAAAAACGTCAAGATCGATGTCTCGAAGAATCCTGTTCTCCGCCATCAAAATAAACGTATCTATCACCGAGTTAGAGAAGACGTTGCTGTCCACCTCGGTGTAGTTACGAATATTTGTCACTAGCTCGTCATAGGTCATGTAGTCACCACCGTAACCGTTCCCAAAGTAGCCACGCCTTCAACTGCTATTGTTGAGGGCGCCGGCTGCATTGAACCCGGCACTGTCTCAAAAGGTGTATCGCCGCCTGTGCTATTCACAAAAACACTCAACGGCTCTGTCCTGTCAGGGCGTGGATTCAATAGTGAAATCGCATCGCCTCTATACTTTAACGG